TATTATATATTATATTATATAATATATAAATTTAATCATAATTTATAATAAAGGAATAAGCATGGGAACATCAGAGGAAAAAATGATTGCCGTTGCGGGTGTAGATGTATCAACCATCCCAGATGTTGTTTTGAATTTTGATGAAGATTCAGGCGAAAGTAGTGGAGCGCAAGAGGCTGCTGATAAGTTTAACAACAAAAAGAACGGTAAGCTGATTCCAGGCTCAAAAGCCCACCGAGAAAAATTCCCAGAGAAATACGGCGTTTATAAATCCATCCGCACCACAGAAAAAACAGGCAGAAACGAACCTTGTGCATGTGGAAGCGGAAAAAAGTATAAAAAATGTTGCGGCGCACGTCTTTTTGCAGGAGCGAAATAATGAATAGAATATTGCACATTGTCGGCGCTTTGCTTTTCGTCTTTGTCATTCTTCCGCTTTTATATATCACCTTTTTCATTTTCACAAACAAACAACAGCGTGACAATATGCGGATGCAAATTGAACTATTGGAGCAGGCAGGTGAATAGGAGAGACTTTTTAAAATTAACCGCTACTGCTACTGCTGCCGCTACGGTACCAAACATTCCAGCCGCAAAAGCTGCGGTTGAAAGTGCTGCCATTGCTGAACAAGGCGTAGTTGTATTAGAAAAGACCGTTGGTCGTATTGAGCTTAATAATTGGGCCGGACACCCAAATTGCATGTGCCATTTAGCGTTAATTGGAAAGCAAGTAGCAATTGCCCAGCATGATTATTTAGTGAACGAAATAATCAATAACCCGCAAGATTATCCAGAAATGTTTGTGGTGAAAGATGAATAGAAGGGATTTCCTAAAAAAAATATCTGTTGCAACCATTACTTCAACGGTAGTGCCAATGTTGACCGATAATGAAAAGTCAATGGATTTGCGCCCGTGTGTATTAATTAATGACAATCCAATGATTGCTGTAGGCGAAGGATGTGTCTTGACTGTTGAGAGGATTTACACAAACGCAAACGGCGAAATGATCGCCGAATGCACTATATAATAAAAAAAAGGAGCTAAACTATGACACGAAGACCCTGTTTTTTTGATTTGGAAACCGGACCAGATGAACAAAAGCTGGAAAAAGAAGGTATTGAGCAAATCGCTTTTGTGGATCTTGGTTGTTTGACAACCGAAAAGACTGTAAAGTCTTATCTCGGAGAAACGTTTAAATGCCTATCGGACGAACAGTTCCAGGAATTGATTGATGAAGAAATGGCTGGAAAAGAAAGAGCCGGTGTTCTTGCCGCAATCAATACTGCAAAAGGTAACAAAGACAAATTCTTTAAACAGTTTTACGTCACCCCCGAGCTGAACAGAATTCTTTCTGCAGCGTGGGCTTTTGGAATGGATGATCCTGAAAGTGCAATGGTTGGCGCTGATAATACTGAAAAAGAATTATTAGAGCATCTTTGGGATTTGATTTTAAGGGCTAATTTCCTTATCGGCTATAACATCCACGGCTTTGATATTCCGACCATTGTAACCCGATCGGCTTATTTGAACGTTAAACCTTCCCGATTTATTGATCTTCAAGCTTATTCCAATCCGGAAATTATTGACTTGCAAGCTATTCGATACGGCCGGCATGTAAATGGTTCTACAAAAGGTTTGAAAACTTTAACACATTGGTTCGGTTTGGAAGAAGGTCTGGACGAAACAGAAGGTGTTGATGGCTCCCAGGCTTACAGATTGTGGAGTGAAGACCCTGACAAACTGCTGCTTTACAACGAACACGATGTTATCCGAACTCAACGTTTGTATAATTTCTGGTCCGGATATTATTTACAGCCTGTTCCTATGGATGGTGAAGCGCCGGTTTCTGGAACTACAGATACAGGATATTAAACCCAAAAGGGATCAAGCCACCCCACGAAACGGGGAACGATGGTTCGGTTTTTGTCTGTGCCAGTACCAGAAAGAGCACAGGCCACCGCTTTGATGGTGAAGGAGAAAAAGCGTAATTGATTCCGCATACTGATAAAGGGGCCGTCACTTTTGGCGGTCCCTGACTTTTAAACCAAGGAAAATTTAAAAGCATGGATCTGAAGAAAATTATTTCCACTCTTGTCAAGGTTGAGAAATGTTTGGAAAAAAACAACCTATCAGAAACAAAACTTTACTTTGATTTTGTAGAGGTTAATACCTTTTTGACAAATAGCTTGTCAATACAAGAGCAGCAAAAACAAATCCCCTTTGGTGCATACCAGCCAAAACAAGGCGACCGCTGGCGAAATCCTAAGACCGGTAAAATCCAGCCGTTTAGCGAGCGGGTGCTTGCTGATGAACCGGAACCGAACGGCGATGCAGATAAATTAGTAAAAAAGTTTCACCGTTCTTTTGAATGCGAAATCCCTAAATACGAGCCACCAAAGCAACCAGCCCCAATCGACAGCCTTTTTAAAAACATAGTCGTTGATGCAAACGCATTCTTTAAAGAGGAACATGACAAAATTTCTAATGACGGTGATCTTTTGCATAAATTGGCAATGATCCAGACTCACTTGACTAACATCGCAACAAAGACAGCTAATTTTGAGCAGGGTCATATTAAATCAACGGGTATCATTGAAACCCAAGTACATCTGCTTTTGATCAGGCTCGCTGATTTTTATAATGAAATGGTAAAGCTGGATGAAAAAAACATCCAAAAAACAAGCGACAATTGAGCGTAATGCTGTTATTCGGGTTTTTATTCTGGATAAATCCGCAGAGTTGAAACGGCAGAGAATAAAAGCCCCGGTTACGAAAGCAATTGGTATGGCCTCAACTATGTTTGGGCTTGCCAAATCACATATACAGGATATTTACTACAGGTACGAACAGTGAAAAAAGATTACGTTAAATGCACAATTAAAATTCAGCCATTAGAAAAACCGTTTTCTCACAATATTGAAGAATGGGAGGCGTGGACCGGCGCTTTTAATGCGGACGATGGGTTATTTGTGCCGGACGCTGTTAAGCACGCAATGCGCTATTTTGACAAAAAGAAATATCGAGACAAATATAGATTTGGAGTATTCGCTACAAATTATAAAGAAAGATATCGCAGACAAACATCATATTATTTTTCTTGGGACTATTTGGGAGATCCGTTTGAAATGGCAAGGCAGAAGGTGGTTAATAATGAATAAAAAACAGATTTATGATTATTGGTTTGCTTGTACAGTGCTGTTTATTTGTGGGTTACTTTATGGCGTTTATATGGTCCACACGAAGGATGCCCCAACAAATATCGCTCACTTGCTGCAGCTTATTATTTTTTGTGGATCAGCTTATGTTATTGATTGGTTTGGTACGTGGAGAAAAAAAGCGATCAACGAAAACGAAATATTCACATGGTACGCTGTGGCCGGGATTTACATATACTACATTGCACAACCTTTTCTTGGATATATTTTCGGTCGTCATGTAATCGCAAGGCTAATCACAATCGCAATCCAAAACGTAGAGCATCTATGTTAAACATCTATACCGTTTTCAGGCTAAACGGTGTGTATCGAGTTGAGTTATTAAGCAAATATGAAATCGAGCAATTAAAAGACGTTCCAAATCACAACAAAGAAATATCGTTAAAAATAATCGGCACACTAAAAGCCAAAGACCACGATCACGCAGAAGCAATATTGGAAAAGTTAGTTAATAAAACAGTAATTCAGGTAAAGGACGAGTTTGTATTTCATGTTTACCCTAGACAACCCAAAAAGCAAACTGTTTATTATAAATTCGTGGAAATGCTAAAGGAGCTAACTAAAGAATTTTATGAATATCACCTGGAAGAACATAGCGGTAACGTTACAGAGGTTGCAAAACAATTCGGCATTTCTCGTCGTGTTGTTTACCGGTACATGGACCAGCTGAATATTTATCACGATAGGTTTAAGAGGAACGGACAAAATGAAAATTTACAAGGGCAAGGGTCAGATTAACAACGGAAAAAGGGCATCATTTACCAGTGGTCTACGCTAAACTTGAGCGTGTTCAAAGCAACGAAGATTAATAATTCTAATGGCCGGGCATAACCGGATTTGCGGTTAATAAAAAAGGAGTTATTATGAATTTTACACTGCAAGAGATAGAGAACTGGGTGGCACATTTTGGTGATGTTGAGACACTGGAAGATTACGCAAAAATGATAAAATCGTTCGTGTCTGAATATTATATAGATACATCGGAGCAAATTCCGGTTGATGCGAGTGTTAGCCCATTGCCTTGCAATGCTGGTAGGCTTGACCAAGCGAAAAGGTTTGCCTTGATGAATTTTGATAAATGGAATGACACAACTGGATTTGCAGAACCACATTCTTCTTATTATTATGAAGTTTGTAGCTGTATTGAGGATGCCGTTGAATTTGGATTTGGCGTAGCGCACGGACAAAGTTGGAAAGAAATTGTTAAAAATATTCGTAAAAATGAAGCAGTGGGCTAACAACGGTTTATACTGCTCACTTTGCAAAAACATTCCATGTAACTTTATAAATAACAATTGCGAACATGTAAAATCTACAAAATGAGTTATAATATTATTTTTATGTAGGCTAAGCTCGCTAAAATCCCCCAAAAAACAATATAATAAACAATATATAGTTGAAAATATAAATTATTGTCAATACCTTGCGTCAGGTACAATTGAGGCAAGGTAAATAAATGCAAAACCCTTTTTCTTTATTAGCTCAAAATATCCGCAGTTATTTAACACCCCAGCAAAAGAAATCCCTTGTCACGTCCCAGGTTCGTGAGACGTGGCAGTCTCCCTTTCAGGTAGCGCTTAACGGTTATATTCCCATGAAGTACAATATGGATTTATATGACTTTATCCGTGAAGCGATTCCAGTTTTAGATATTGCAGTATTAAAACTTGTCAAACTCATTGGCGATTATCGCATAGAAACAAACGGAAATGATGCCGTTAAAGATGCGATTGAATATTTTATGAAGGAAGTAAAAGTTGGTCACTTCCACAAAGGTTTTCATTCTGCAATGTGGCAAATGTGCGATTCTGCATTCTCTAAAGGTATGGGGTTTGTTGAAGTTGTCCCTACTCGCTCGCTCAATGGCGTTGACCGGTTAGCCATCCCCAAAGCGAACACAATGCGTTTTGTAAAAAAGGACGACGGAAATTTAACATTCGGTCAAATGCAAGACAATCATGTTGTGCCGGTTAATTTAGATTCCAGATATGTTCAATACCTTGGCTTTGATTTTAGAGACGGACACCCCCAGGGATTGAGCATGTTTTACTCGTTGCCGTTTATCGCCCAGTTATTCGTTCGTATGACGAACGCAATTGACAACGGTTTGTGGCGAATCGGTGATCCTACGTTTTTAGGTATTGTTGAAGGCGGTCCTAATTCTAAATACGCAGATGTAAAAGAAGCGCTGAACGGTTTAGGGAGTAACCTGAAAACAGCTTTCCAAAAAAGAAAGGCCGGACAAGTAGAAGACGTTTTGGGTGGCGCTCCTGCGGGTGGCAGTGTTCGTGTTGAGGTGCTTGGAAAAGACGGTGTTATATTTGACATGCAATGGCCGCATGATATTATTATGGAAAACATCGTTACCAGAACGGGCCTTCCAGACTTTATGTTTTCTTTGAAGAACTGGTCTAACCGTCAGGAAATGAGCAAGTTGCAATCTGATATGTTGATTAGTGATATTACAACCTACCGAACGTACCTAACACCCATCATTGAAGAAATTATCGGGACTTTTTTAATTCTTGAAGGCTACACTAACGCAAAATTCTCCATCGAGTGGGAGCCGGTCAACTTACTGGACTTGGTAGAAGAAGCAAAGGCCAGGCACTTAAACGCTGCCGCAGAAGCCAAAGAATTGGAATCACGTCTCAACGCTTGGATGACTGGATTTGTGGCAGATGAAGATGTTGTTGAATGGGCGATTGTAACAGGAATGGCAAACGAAAAAACTATAAAAAATATGGGACGTGAAAAATTTCTAGAGCGAATGTCCGATAGAGCAAAGATGATTAAAGCTGCAAAGCTTGCACAGGTTTTTAATAATGTTAATTGATTTTGCTAAAAATATCATCTATACGCCAAAACCAAACGGCGACCTTTTGGTAGAGTTTGATTTGTTCGTCAATCCTGCGAATCTTATTCCACCGCCAGGGGAATCAATAAAGATATTCCAGTGCGGTTGTCATTCATGTGAGGAAAAAGGCACCTCGGAAATTGAGCTCGATCTTGCCACAAGAAAACACAGGTGGCCGGAAATACAGTCAATTAATGAAAGATTTTTCAGAGCATATTATAAAAAGGCTCTTGAATATTACGATGATATTTTAGCAGCGCTAAAACTTCCAGACGCTAAAACAATTCGCCAGGCAATCGCAAATGGTGATCGTGGAGAATCGGGAACTTTTGAATTGCCCGCTGATAGAGTTGCTACATATTATCGAATTTTGGATGAATGGTCAGAGGATTTAACTGGCAAGAAATTATCTAAGGCGGCCGGAGCAATGGATCCAATTTACGACCAGCAATTAAGCGAGGCTTTTACCGCTTCTTTTCAGAAATACGCAAAAATGTTTTACGAATCACTTCCGGAAGAAGTTAAAGCGGAATTGTCCTATGATGAATTTTATCAGAGCATTCCTGTTAATATCGAAAATAGATACGCTATGTCTATGCGGGACAACGGGCTACAAAGAATTTCCACAAGGCTCGCTGAAACGTACAGGGATGATGTTTTATTATCATTGCAGGGCATGGCTGAAAGCGGTGCATATCCTTTGGATGTTGGCCGATTCTTATATAAATCAATTGGAGAAGGCCAAGCATGGTATTGGAACAGGCTTGTTCGCAGCGAGGCAACATTAGCGGTTAATGTTTCATTTGATTATATGGCAGAGCAGACCGGCGCCGTTTATGAAGTGTGGTCTGCTGCGGGAGGTGCTTGTCCGATTTGCTCTGCTTTTGATGGTCGAGTTTGGCGAGTGAACGAAGGTCCTCAACCTGTGAGCGACTCGCATCCTCACTGTACTACATGGAACACCAAAATATACACATCTACAGGATGGAGATTTATTAGAGATATTAAGGTTGGCGATTTGGTGTTGTCTCATAAGGGCAAATTCAGAAAAGTGACATTTTGCCATAAGCACAACGAGCGAAACCAAGCAATGGTAAAGGTGAGTTACAAAAACTCTGCATATATGAAAAACGGAAACAAAAGCACAGCATCCGTTACATTTACAGATAATCACCCTATGCTTGTCAATGGAGAATGGTTAGGTGCTGGAAGAATTAAGCCAGGTGATAAAATAAGATTGCTTGCTACAAGGTGCAAAGCGTGTGGCAAATTAATTCCGTTTAGCCGCTGGAGAGACAAAAAGGGCGAAGAATCCCGTTTCTGTTCACAGGAATGTAATACAAAAAATACCGTCGAAAAATACGGTGGAGAATATTTAACACAAGAATTCCATAAAAATACCAAGCGACTTGTAAGGTCTGGCAAGCATCATTTTCAAACAGATAAAAATATTCGCAGTAGAGCAAATAGTAGCAATTCAAGACAAAAATATAATACTGAATCTGAGTTGCTTTTTAGTAAAGCGTTAGAAAAAGCCGGTATTAATTTTATGCGCCAGCAGATAATCAAAAGACCTGAGAAAAGGAATTGCTGGAAGAATGGTGAAATGAATCGGTTTTATAAAGTCGATTTTTTATTGCCAGGAATGAATATAGTTATTGAATGCAATGGCGAGCAGTGGAGCCGTGACGTTACTTACGATGAAACACGAAAGAACTATATCGAATCGCAAGGTTATACCGTGCTTGATTTTGATAACGAGCAAATACTTGGAAATGTGGATCAATGCGTTCAAGAGGTACGTCGGGTACTGAAAAACCATTCTGGCGAATATGAATTTATCGATGTGACTGTTTCTGATGTGGAATTTAGCACTAAAGGCGAGGTCGCTCTTTACAACCTATCTGTCGATAAGGACGAAAGTTATATTGCTAAAGGTTTTGTTGTTCACAATTGTCTTTGCTATCGCTACCCGCAATTCAACACAGACAAGCCGGTTCAGCCACGATGGGAGGGAGAGGATCCGTATAGTGGAGTTGATGCCAGGCAAAGAAACCAATTATTAATTGACGGACTTTTATAATGCAAAATGTTGTCACGATCGCACAGAGTAAACAGAAAATAACTTGCGTTAGAGATGCAATTGTCGGTCGATTGCGCCGTATGGAATGGCGCAACTCGCTCAGAATTCAAGGAGCTGTTAACGATTGTGCTATTGATAATTTGATCACAGACGAGGCATTTACTACAAGAGATATGCTGGAAATAATTAAACCAAGGATTATGAATTAAGGCTCCGGACATGGCAAGTAAAGAACTGCAACAGCTTAAAGATATGGTGAAAACGAAAATTGAAGGTCGTCGTTCCGTACCAACAGGCGAAATCGCTTTTCGTTATCGGTGCAAAGAGGGTGGACCGTGCCATTCTTTTGCTGTTATTAATATTCCGGAAATTGCCGTTGCTGATACTTTTCTTAGGGAGGGCGCTGTAATTGGGTTACATAATCACCAACCGATTGAGCATTTAATTGTTTACAAAGGTGAGTTGATTGTGAAAACTGATAAAGGCGAAAAAGAAATTCAAGTAGGTCATGTAATGTCATTTTACAATCAAGAACTACACGAAGTAAAAGCCAAAAAGGACACATGGTTAATTGCAATTTCTATTCCCAGAGAAGAAGGGTTCCCAGGTGGCGGAGAAAATAAAAGTTAATGAAGATCAAAAATTTTACAGTCTTTTATTGCATTTGCTTGAACGGGTTGAAGCTCAAGCTGATGGGAATAGCACAAAGATTGAAAAATTGCAGGATACGGTCCGAACGCTTCAAGCCCGTGCGGCGCTGTTTGGCTTTGGAGGTTTTTCTATCGGTGCCGGGCTTTATAAACTATTAGAGTTTTTAGTTAATTTGAATAAAGCAGGAGTTAATTAAAATGAAAAAGATTTGTCCACATTGCAACACTTTAATCGATTACGCAAAAGGTACTGCATTAAGTACTTGTCCCGCATGTGGTAAAAATATGGATAAAAAACCACAAGAGCCAAAGCCGGAAAAAGAAGAGAAATATCCGTCGAAAGGCAAAGGTAAGGACAATACTTTTAGCGGTTTAAATTTTTCCAAAGAAGAAAAACCGGAAGAAAAAAACGATGAGTAATCACACGTTAAAAGGTTTTCATCATTTTTACCTTGGTCTCGTTTTTATGCTTTTGGGTTTTCTCGCATACTGGCAAGCATTTGTAGCGGGAATCTTTGTTTTTGTTCTCGGCCTGATTTTGTGCGTAGATGATTTTGTTCAACATGCGATTGGAAGATTTAAACCGGAATATAAAAGTCCGCTTCATAAACTATACGGCTTTATTTATTCCAAGTCAAAAGTGATTCGCTGGCTTAATAAATTAGCTGACAAATTGTTTGGTGCTTGATGAATTTCCTTTGCCAAAAATGCGACAAAATGATCCACGTTCCGGCAACGGACAAAGCTTTTTACGAAAAGCACGAATGGCATTGCCTTAATTGTATAACGATCCTCGCAGATCACAAGTACGAATTAAATATCAAAAACGGCAAAACGTTATTCGGACCAATGGGTTTCGCACTAGGCGATCAGGTCATTCAAACCGTTGTTAAAAACAGGTATGAAGCTGACAATCCAGACGAAACTGTTTTATTCGCAGAGTCTTGGCAGGAATTCCATATTCAAAGAAGGTTACAAAAATTCGACAAGGTGTTTTTTAGTAACGTTGGTGGCGAGAAAGAAATTGACGGCACTTGGTTTTCTTTGTGCAACGAGGTCGCAGCGTTTGGCCGCCAGGGTTATTTTCCCACATTGCCATTTAAAGCAAAGCCTTTAATTAAAGACGTAGAGAGTTTCAGCGTTGCGATTCATGCAAGGAATATTGACAAGGCTCCTGAAAAGAACATGCTGGAAGATGAATTAGATTATATCCTTCGCTTATTATTAAAGCTGCCTTTTGTGGATTTTATTTATCTCGTTGGGAGAGATCGTAAATTTCTTAACGAACCACACAATGCAAAGATTGTTGACTTTAGACGTGTTGCCGATTTGGAACAAACTGCTGATATTATTCACAAATCCAATTTATTTATTGGTAGAGATTCAGGCCTTGCACACGTTGCAGGTGCAGTCAATACGCCGGTTATCGCATGGAACTATGCAGCAAGCAACTGGTTCCCCAGCACAAAAGCACCAAAATATTGTTTTATAAAACGCCAAATTGATTTCAACGGTATTCTAAAAACTATCAAAGAATTTGCAGGGAAATTGTACAGTGAAACAACTTAAATTAAATCTTGGTTGTGGCACCGATAAAAAGCCAGGTTACATTAACGTGGATATTCAAAAAGACTTGAACCCTGATATGGTTTTGGATGTGCGTTATTTGGAAGGTATTAACGACAACAGCGTTGACGAAATTAATGCAGATCATGTTCTGGAACATTTTCCACATTGGCAAACTCTTTCCGTTCTGGAAATATGGACCAGTAAATTGAAAACGGGTGGTATATTACAGTTAAATGTTCCGGATATGATTACGATTTGCGAGTTAATCGTTAGTGGTGAAGATGCCGGAAAATGGATGCGCAGCATATACGGCAATCAAGATCATAGCTGGAATTATCATTGTGCAGGTTTTACGCCTGACATTTTCGAGAAATATGCAAAACTGCTAAACTTGAAAGTTGAAGAAATTAAAAGCCATTGGATAGGCCAATATCCAAATTTGAAATTTGTTGGGCGAAAAATTGCCAAGAAAACAATGTAAAATATGCCTGCGTGTGCATCATTACCCTGCAGGCGATCCGTTTCCATGTACGTGTAATGTTCCTTTTTTTAGGTTGAAAGATGAAAGATCAGAATTTAAAAGCAGACGAAATAAAAAACATTCTTGACCGAGTAACAGAAAGCGGAAAACCAATGTCGTTAGGAATTAACTATTCCGGAAGCGGTGAAGGCTTTAGCTTTTTCATTACAAAAATGAAGATTGAAAATGAGTCAGACATCCCAACAACCGCAAAATAATAAAGATGTTTTTTGGTTAATCGTGTTTGCGATAGCCATTAACGTTGTCTTTTGGGCAATATATTTTATTAACAAATAACGAGTTTTGTAAACATATTCACCGGTAACTTTGAAACATAAGGCCGGATTCGCTTCTTTTCTCCTCCAGGGAAGGTTAAGCGGGTTCGGCCTTTTTTTATTTATGGACAAACTGATTAAAAAAACAAAGCTGCATTTTAAAGGCGAGAGCGATTTAAAGATCGACATGTTCGGCGTTCGTGGTAACGGTGAGCATATTGTTTTCCCAACTATGCACCACGAAAACAGCAACAAAATGCAGTTCAGAAACTGGAATCAATGTCTGGATTTTTATAAAGCAATAGAGGGCAAGATGGCGATTTTGAAAGATTTTAAACCTGGTGATGAAGTAAAAAAGACAGTTAATCATTTAAAGGCGGCTGGTTCTGAAATTACGGATTCCAAGTGGACAAAAATTCAGGCGCAAATGATACGGCCTGACAAGTTCCAAAAAGAAGATATAGAATCATACGAGATTTGGTTAGCACACAACTTTCGTGACAGAGACGGCGACCGCTTTAACCTGGATGCGCTAAAGTCTTTAAAGAAAACGATTGTCGGGAAAAGTCAATTGTATGGCCATGATAAAAGAACCGTTGGCGATGGAATATGGTATGACGCCAGGCTGGAAAAGGTGTCCGCTGACGAGGCTTTTGATTTGGTCGGACCTTATCCGGACAAATTCTTTGAAAGACATTTAAAGGAAATCGAGGAACTTGACGGTGCTATTCATTTTCTGGTGGTTGATGTTTACATGCTCGCCAGCAATCCTGTCACTGAAAAGATTGACGCTGGAATCATCAAACATACCAGCATCGGTTTTTATGCTCCCGAATGGGTAAAGATTACGGACCAAGAAGGCAATACTTTGTGGTGGGAGTTTCAAAACACCAAGGATATGACGGCAGAAGCAATCGAAGCCTCTTTTGTTTTTCTTGGCGCTCAACCCGGTTCGCAGGTTCGCAAAAGCGTAGAAGCTCCAAATCTCAAAGATTTTGACAACAATAATCCAACAAATGTTCCCAAGGAACAGGAGGTAAAAACAATGGAATTAAAATTTGAATCAATCGGCTATTCGAAAACAATCGACGTGGAAAAAGATTCCGGAGCCGAGAAAGATTTGCAACTCATGCAATTTCAGGTGGATGCCAAATGTGCCGACTTGGATGCTGCCAAAAAAGCGGCAGAGACAGCACAAGAAACCGCTGAAAAATCCTTGAAGGAATTCACGGATATTTTTGGTGAAGATGGCGCTGAGACTGCAAAAACTGCAAACGATTTAGCGACAGAGTACAAGAACAGTCTCGTTGAATCCGCTTTAAAATATGGCAAACTCGCAAAACAGATCGCCGAAGATAAAGCAGACGAACAAAAAGAAATTCTTGAAAAACTGTCAATCGATGAACTTAAATCCCGGATTGAAACCTACGAGGACCAGTACAATAAAGACAATCCTCGTCAGTCCGTGGTAGCAGAAAATGACGAGGAACATGGTTCCGAGTCTAAAACCGAAAAAACCTATGACAAAGCATCTATTCAGGCTCCGATTGTATAGGTTTTCTCATTAACAAGTCATTTGAATTTTAACATAAACAAGGAGTTTTGATATGTTTGCAACTTTAGGTGGTGACAGAGGGAATCTGTTGGACATTCAATGTGTCCCAGACGCAACCTTTAAAACCGAAATTGATGCACTGGTACTTGCCGGCACTAAAGTCGTTGACAAACTCGTGCAATTTACTTGGTCAAATAACTATGAAGTGACCAGCCCAGCCGCCAACGCTATTCCTGACGGTGAAATTATCACTTTTGAGAAAGATGACACTTACGGTTATATCCTTGGTGTTCGGGTATTTCATTACCCCACTCAAAACGGTACAAGTAAAACGCCAACAATGATTAAACAGCTTCCATACGAAGGTTCTCTTGCTTTGCAGGATTCCAGCGTAATTTACAACTCTGATTATGATTCTGTTGACGACGGTACAACCGCTGACAACAATGCGGCTATTGCAATTGATTCCACAAACGGAATCGCTGATTTTCTGTGTTAGTGTTTTTTTGACTTTATTCGCTCACTCGAAAATCAAATTAATTAATTTGAAAATCTAATTTACTATAAAGGAATTTGATATGTCAAAGATCAACCTGGAAGTCGGCATGTACCAAGAAGCCGCAAGCAAAGGTCTTCCATTTTCCGTTTTTATCGAGGATCACGCCGTAAAAGAATGGGGATGGGAACCAACCATTTATGATGGTAAATGTATGCTTGAAAGAAATGCAATTCGTCGCTCTCTGAAAGCAGAAGGAAAAGAAGTTCCGTTAACACATTTTGAAAAACTGTTGGGTGAGTTTGGGATCCGTGCATACGGTTATCAAACAGATAACGTCAGCAAGTTTTTCCAGAATGCAAACGTTGCAACTCTTTTCCCTGAATACATTTCCAACAGGATTTATGCCGGTCAGTTAATGGCTGCATTGATCGATCCTTTCCTTGCTGAAACAATCGTTATCCAAGGTTTGGAGTTCAAAAAAATCTATCTGGAAGATACGGAAGTTCAGAGAAACCTTGTTCGTGCAACCCGGGCAACTGAATTCGGTCGTACACGAATCAACGTTGCAGAACAAAGCGTAAAGCTCGCAAAGTTCGGTCGCATCTTGGAGTTCGATTATGAAGTTATCCAGGACAGCCCGCTGTCTCTTTACAATATCGCTTTGCAGCGAGTCGGGCAGCAGTTCGGCATTTCCATGACTGACGAAATGATTTACGTTTTGTTAAACGGTGATGGAAACAGCAACGGTTTGGAATCCGCACAAACCAAAACAACTGCAACATCCGGCACAATTTCCAAAAAAGACGTTATCACTTTCAATAGAGCTTTACCAGCGCCATACAAACTTGATAACTTTGTTGGCAAGAAAACAAAGCTTATTGATTATGATGATACAATGTCAGACATGACAAATCCAAACGCCCAATGGGGCCAAACTTCCATCTCTCTTGCTAAAGCGCATGAGTGGGATAGAAGTGTTGTAACTTCAGACCGGTTTATCGGTGTTGATAGCCGTTACGCAATTGGTCTTGTCACAAATGACACAGTTATGATGACTGAAACGGATCGCATCGTTCAAAAACAAACTGTTGAAGCTGTTGTTTCTACACGGTTCAGCTACAACGTGATTGATCAGGACGCAATTGGTTGCTTGGATATTGACCATTAATCTCGATTAATTTAAGTAATGGCCGCTGGTTATTGCGGCGGCCAGAATTTTAAAATAAAAATAGAGGACATAACAAATGGCAACAAAAGATAAAGGTGCTTGTAAAGTAAGAGTAACCGAACCGGTTCTTTTGGTTGATGATAACGGTTTTACTCTTGATGTTTCACATACGGCTTTTAATAAGTCGCCTGATAAAACGTACAGCGTTCCGGATAGTCCTTTTTGGGCTAATCACATGAACGGACCAAACGCTCGTTTGGACCTTGTCAGTAAAGTAGCCGCTCCCAAAGAAGCGGAAGCGAAAACTGACAAAGATGAAAATAAATAATACGGGATATTCCCGTTAATTTGAATTTAATTGGAGAAACCGCAATGAAACATAGTTTTTTTATTTCGATTTTGGTGCTGTTTCTGTTTATGCCTGTGCTTGGTCCTGCCGTGTTTGCACAAACTGCGGAACCGAATATGCCGTTTTTCTGGTGGGATCGTGTGGACGATTACATCAAAAACGGCACAATGACTTTTACATATAAGACATTGACTAGTCCGACGATCACAAGTCCGACAATTTCAGGCACCGTGGCAAATTCAGGTACAGGCACTTATTCGGGAACAAATACGTTCTACACTTTTCAATTAGGAACCGGTGTGCTTGATACGCTTGGTCGGACGTTAATTAAAGTACAAAACAAAACCGGCAGCGCTTTGGCGTTAGGTGATGCTGTTGTATGGGATAACGCTGCTGTTGCTGTTGTTGCTGACGCTGCTCCCGCTGCAGATGCAACAATCGCAAACGATTTAACAGGTGAGGGCGGATGGAGAACCCTATCGGTTGCATGTACCGGCACACCGGACGCAGGCGATTCGATTAAGGTTTGGGGAACAACTTATGAAGGCGGAGCAAATGATTACACAAAAATGCTTTTACCCGCATCCAGCGGGGCAACGTTTGCTGTTGTAGATACGACAACCGCCGCACCGATTTTGCATTGGTCACAAATTGATTCTATCAAATACAACGCAGATGCCGTTTCCGATGGTGCTTCCGCAGTTACCGTAAACTCTTATGGCGTTGCAACGGTTCTTGCGTGTGACGGCGCAAATACTGACGTTGCCGGTATCGCTATTGGAGCGATTGCAGATAACGCATTTGGATATATTTGTGTCCATGGAGTTTGTAAAGCAACTGTTGACGCAGGCACAAACGCAGCGAGTCCAGGTGTTTTGCTTGAAGGCGCTGCAAATGGTGACTTGGTAGTTGATGCTGCTGCAACAACTGGAAAAAACATTGCCAGGGCTTTAGAGTATTCAACCATTGACAATAAACAGATTTTGGTTTTTGTGGACTCGTTTTAATATCCAGCCCTTCGGGGCTGGCTTTTTAAAGGATGTTTTGAAATGGCAAATATTACAATCACAGCCGCAGAAGTTCGCTACAAATTAAACGTTGTGGAAGCAGAGATAAGCGATACTGCTTTGGCGTCAGCATCTTTTATTCCTGCTGCTGCTGCATGGATGGATTTGATTATAGCGAACAACGGATTGACTTATGCGGATCTTGCAGATTACAAACAGGCACTTTTAAAAGCCGCACAAATCGCCAATTGTGCAGCGAGAGTTATCGCCCAAGCGCCTGCAGACAAAAACCAATCCGGGCCATTTACCGTTGATCCTGCAAAGTGGGGTGATCGTGAGCTTGCTATAAAAGCCTTAGAAAAAGAGTGGAACGATACGTTTGACATGATGGAAATAAGAGAAAAACCTAACGCTTTTGTTTTTTCCAGTGTTGGCGGCAATGATTATGAAGCTGATGGAAGCAACATTAAAAACATTTCATTTTCCAATAACAGTTCAAGTATTTCCCGTTGGAGTTAAGTAATTGAATTTTAGCGCACAAATGGTAAAAGCATTTTTGAGAAACGGCAGAACCGTTTCCCTTTATACATACACCGGTGACGCTTGCCCGTGCACAACTGAAACCGGACGCTACGATCCGCAGTGGCATAGAGACAATCCAGCGCCAGGAGACGAGGATTGCAACGGCACGACTGTTATAGATGTTTCTGAAACGATAACATCCGTAAAGTGCTTTATTTATTCGCCTTTTGCTTCTTTTGGAAAAGTAACTGCACCATATAAACAACTTATGCCAATTGGAGAAATGACAAAGGACGATTTGATTTATTATGGTGGCGTGGTTGCAAGTACAGGAGTTTTTCAGTCGTTGAAAAACCTTAACAATTTAAAAGATTATGTATTAATCGGTTCCAGTAAATATTTAATTGACAGAGCTTTTGACGCTGGTTTTGAAGCGAATCAAGCTGAAATGGTTTTACTTAAAAAGATTCCGTCGTAATGAATCAACGTAAAGCAGACACTTCGGGCTGGACCCGAAAATTAAATAAAATTGAATCTGGCTTGCTGGACGAAATAGCCAAGGTTGTTGAGACCGGAACAGATCAGATTGTGCAAAAAGTTGACCATGACGTTTCTGGTCCTCAAAAGTACATCCAAGGTTCAAAGCCTAAACAGATTTCGCCAGAATATGAAGCAGCAAAAGGCGGCATTCCTGTTCCTCGCATTACTGGACAGTTTGCGAGAAGCGTTCAAGTGTTCCGGCACACAAAGCAGTTAATTGCCGTTTTCCTGAATAGCAAAATTGCAAAACATGCCAGAAAAGTTCACGACGGCGACGCAGGAACAAAACCAAGGCCAGTTTTAAGAAATGCAATCAATGAAAGAAAACCCGCAATTCAGGGCAACATGAACAGGCGGCTTTTATTATACATTCGTAAACATGGACAGGCAAAATGATTCGAGAAAGCCAATTATACAATGACATCCAAAAAGTGATTGTTGGATTGGTGCAGGCAAAAATTGACGCTACTGCTCCATGGAGTTATTGGCAGATAAACGAAAATTGGCCGACCGGTGATGTGTTTGAAAATTTCACCACGCCATTTATTTATATTTTACCGCCAGAGGCAACAAAATTAAATTATAGATACGGCGGCGGGAATTATAAATATTTTACCCTGACGTTTGGAATTTGGAACAATGTAAAAACTGGCGGTCCTAAAGAAAATAATATTATGGCGTCTGCTATCCTCGCATTTTTTGGTTGTGGCAGAACCACCCATACACAACAGTTCGATGTGACCCTTGCGTCCGCTTTCACAAACACAACATTGATTGCTCAAGGGCTGAGAGTTACACATATACATGATCGTGGAGATATGTATACGGAAGACGACGACCAGTTTAGAAAAGAATTTGTATTAACATTAAGAGTACATGTTTAAAAAAATTTACCCCAAAGGTAAAGAAAAATAACCTAATTTATTTATCACATTATCTAATTTAATGGAGGTTTTACCATGTCAAAAAATTCTCATTTGGGCGCTCCCGGTTCCGATTCGTTAATTGAAGGGAAGATGGCGGTTGCTCAATTCCATCGTTACGGTGCATCTGTCGCCGCTCCGGTCACGGTTGATGTTTTAACCAGCGTTCAGGGCGTAGACATTGGCGCACCTTCATTCACTAACACAAAAATGGCCCACAGGTACGGTTCTGGTGATCGTGCTTTGGAACTCAATACTGGCATTGAGGGAACCGGAAATATCACTTGTTTGCCTGGCTTGGCGGACGATGATATCGCAACAATGCTTGGTGTAACTTGGGGTACCGGCGACAAAGCTGCTGTTCAGAAAATTGCTCCTACCCATCCAATCGGTGCACTGGAAGTGATTTATCGTGATGTAGATGAATCAACAGTTCTGTTTTCTTCTCTGGTTTCTGAAATGATCCTGTTACCGTCCGGCATTACAACGGATTTGGAAACGGGAAATATCCAGATTCCTTTTAAATACAAAGGAATTGAGCCGTTGGATATTGTAACCGGCGCTCATGCTGTATTAGACAAGTTTTCAGGTGATGGAAGCACAGTTGCTTTTACGTTGTCTGATACACCGCTGGATCTCGCTGATTCCTCGCTTGACCACAACAAACATTGGGTTGTTGACAATGCCGTTTTTGTAAAGGTCAAAACAACCGGCAATGAAGCTGGTGATATTCAGAAAACAGGCTTTTCAATCGCTACAACCACATTGACATTCACCACTGCACCCGCTGCTTCAAGCGAAATCGAAGTTCTTTACGTGGCTGCTGACGCTTAAACCGGTAAGGAAATAATATGAGATCATATAAAACAACAAATCTTTACAATATCGCTGCCTTATCCGTGGCGAGTAATCAAAAACCAGATATCACTGAAACAATTGGCGATAATGAGTTGACGGTTTTTGGATTTACTGAAATCGACAATTCCTTAGTTGATAAATTAAAAAACAGTGCGCTTTGTGTAGAGGCGAATGCTTTTGCCAAAGCGCACAAAGACTTAAAAATTAAAGTATTCGCAGAGCGAGATAAAAAAGGAAAATAAAAATGAGCAAACCAAAACATACGATTGAAGCTTTAATTAAAGCCCGTGCAGGAAGCATTAACAGTGTTGAGTTTATCATTCCGTTGGATTCCAGCAACCCGGAAGAAGGCGTTGCCGCAAAGTTATCCATGCCTGACATTTCTGCGATCAAGAGAGAGCAAACATTGATTTACGAAAAAGAATTCGCTGTTTGCAAAAGAAAAGGCATGGGTGACGAAAAACCCAATATGGATGCTTGGAACGATGAGGTTAAGGCATACGATAAAAGGGTTGAGCAAGAACTTGCTGAAATGGAAAGCAACGGTGCGACAAGGCAACAAATAGAAACCCGAAAAAAAAGCGCTCAACAAACAAGAACCGCTTTGTACTCGGACCCGCCTAAATCTTTAGCGGCCCAGGTTGCAAGGCGTTTGTCGTTTTCCAGTACCGGAATTGAGCTTGTTCCAGAATTCTTAAAAGACCCGCAAACAAACGAAAAGCTTTTTAAGGATTCAGCCCAGCTTGAAACGTTTAAAGAGGTTGTAAAAAGTGACGCAGGCTTAATCACTTTAATGACTGAACAGTTCGCTAAACTCGCAAACATGAAGGAACAGGCGAGCGAAGACGCAAAAAACTAATTGAGGCGGGAGAGTATGAGTGGACTTTACAAAACGCTCTCGCCCAAAAGTACAGTTATAACGGGCCTTTTGATCCACAGCTTTTGCAGGATATGGAAGACCCGTACAGACGGGCAATATTAGAGGAACAATTAAAAGTTGAACCGCCACACGATTTTTTAATAAAGCGAATTACAAATTTAATTGACATAGCTCTTGTATTTTACGCTCGTTCAAAAGGAATTAAAATTAAACACGCAATTCAAAAAGCTGATGAAAGTTCCCAGACTGATAAAAGCTCGTTCAAAAAGGTTGTTAAACTTCCCGATGGAAGATTAGTTGGAGTTCGTTAATGGGTAATTTTTCTGGTATGTTGAGTTCATCCTCTCCGGGTGTTGGTGATATAGTCGCTTATTTGGGAATAGGCGGGTATGAAGATTTTAAAAAGGGTATGGATCAGGCGGATAAGACCGCTCAACAAAAATCCCAGCAAATCCAGAAAGCAATGAATACTGCTGCGGTTGTGGGAGCGGCGGCTTTTGCTACTATTGTTATGGCTGGTGTAAAATTCGAGTCAAGTTTCACGGGTGTGACTAAAACCGTTGACGGGTTGAGGGATGATTTTGGCAATCTGAACAGCGAGGGTTTAGCGCTTGCAGAGGGTTTTAGGGAACTCGCTTTTGAAATCCCCGAGTCAGTACACGAGCTAAATAAAATAGGCGAGCTTGGTGGCCAGCTTGGTATTGCCAAAAGCGACCTTTTGTTGTTTACCGAAACCATTGCAAAACTTGGCGTTACAACGAATTTGACGACGGAACAAGCCGCATCTGATTTTGCGAGATTTGTAAATATTACCAAACAAGTTGCCCCCGCAGGGATGAGCGCTTCTGAACAAATTGAACGTATCGGTTCAACCGTTGTTGACCTTGGGAATAATTTCGCAACGACTGAAAGTGAAGTAGTGGCGTTCGCAATGAGAATTGCTGGCGCTGGTGCACAGATTGGTTTGTCTCAAGGCGAAATTCTTGGCTTTAGTGCCGCACTGTCATCAGTCGGTTTGAATGCTGAAGCCGGTGGAACGGCGATTAGCAAATTAATGATTAAAATTGCCAACGCCGTAAGTACCGGCAATGGCGATTTAGAAAAATTTGCTGATATAGCAGGATTAACATCCGAAAGTTTTGCGAATCTTTTCAGTCAGGATTCCAGTGAAGCTATTACCAAGTTCATTTCCGGCCTTGGAGATGTCAAAGAAGAGGGCGGCAACGTGTTTGGGGTGCTTGAAGATTTAGGTATGAGCGAAATAAGACTCCGGGATAGTCTTTTAAGAGCCTCAAGCGCCAGTGACTTGTTTTCTGATGCCCTGTCAAAGGGATCAGAGGCGTATGAAGAAAACAACGCCTTAACAAAAGAGGCAGAGCAGCGTTTTGGGACTTTAGCATCACAAGCAAAAATTTCCTTAAACATCATAACTGATGCTTTTATAGGGATGGGAAATAGTACTAATCCGGTTCTGTCTAATCTGCTGGGTAATTTAAATGAACATCCGGAAGCGATTCAATCCGTTGTTACAACTCTTGGAACGTTGGCTGTTGGTCTCGGTGCAACTGCGACGGCCGCAAAAGGTTTGATTGCAGTTCAGAAATTATGGGCGACATCTTTGGGGCCGGTTGGAATTGCGTTGACTGTAATTACCGCAGCGATTACCGCTTCAATCAGTTTGTACGAGGGACATCGGGCGGCAATACTTAAAGAGATTGATGCTACCAGTGATGAAGTTGAGAGCGTTGAGAAATTAAAAAATCGTTATGCCGAACTCGCAGAAAAGAAAACGTTAACCAAAAAGGAAACTGAGGAATTTATTTCCACAGGTGGCGAGTTGCGTAAAATGCTCGACGAGGCTGGCGTAGATATGACTGAATACGGTGGAGATATATTAAAAGCTGCCGCTGCATATCGAGAATTACGAAAAGAGCAGATAGAATTAAAAATGGACGAGCTCGCAGGGAAAATCGGAGAAACGTCCGGAGCGTTTGCGGGGCTTGGTGCCGCTATCGGCGGGGATTTGGGCGATTTGATTTCTAAACTTGGCGGTGGTCGAGTTGATGATTTGGGCCAAGAATATGCAGCGCTTAAAAAAGAGTTAGAGGAATTAAGCGGTACAACTGAAAAACAAACGGAAATACAAGAGACCTTAAATATTGCAACCGATGCGGGGGTCATATCAACTAACGCACTTTCTGCTGCTGAAGATGCTCGCAGTGATTTGCTTGCGAAACTGAAAGATTTGGGCATTGAAACTACGGACCAAATCAGATCGCAAATTGATGAACATACTGCATTAATTCCACTCGTAAAAGATGACGCTTTTGCTCACGGTCAATTATTAGACAAGATAATTGATTTGAATTTAAAGCTTGGCGATAACCAAGCTGCACTTGATGCGGTAACTAAGAGTTATGGTAATATTAAAATATCATTGCCTGACGTTCCGCTTGGTGGCATCAGAACGAGTTTCGAGGAGTTGAAACCTGTATTGGAATCTGGTGAGTCGTTGATGACAGGTTTTGTTAGTAAATATGCAATGCTTGAGAAAATAACGGCAGACCTTGAAGATCCTCGCAAAAAAGAAATTGAACAACTTGAATCAGCTTTAAATCTTTATGATTTAACAAACGAAGAAACCGAATTAGTCAAAGAAAAACTTGAAAACTTACGGGATGAAACAGGGGACGGTAGCAAGTCTTGGGCTGATTATGCGTCATATTTAGATGAAATTATTGACGGTTTTAATATTGGTGGCAAAAATGCCGGGTTAATGAAAGAGGGTATTTCGATGATTACCAATATTGCAACCGACTCCTTTGACCCTGTATCGCTGGGGTTAAAAGCAATTAACATGGGTCTAAATTTATTTAAAGATAAAAATGAAGAAGTTTCCCGTAGTCTTGGTGACGTTAAAGAAATGCTTGGCACAACGAACGAGTCCTTTGAGGATTCCGTTTCGATATTGGAGGACATGAACGGTGCTTTTAGCTCGAAAATTATCGGTCAATACCAAGACCAGCTTAACGCAGTCATGGAGGATATGCAAACTGCAACAGGTTCAACGCTGGCAAATCTTTATCTTTTAGCGGAAGAATATTCGCAACAGCTTCGAGATTTAACATCAAGTTTTGTGTTGAGCGAAAACTTGCAATCTGAAATTGCGTCTCTTGATGTGCTGATTGAAAAAGCCTCGGAAATGTCAGATTATTTTGGTGGGATGGATACAACGGGATTGCAATATCTATTAGAAGGTGAAATTGCTGCCGCTCAAAAATTAATGGATTCTCTTGATCCAGCAAGTCAGGCTTATGCCGATCTCGCTGAGAAAATTAGACAAGCAGGGGCGGCCTTGCTTGAGTTGAGTGGACAAACAGACAACATAAATTACACCCCATACGCAGAGCAAATAGCGGCACTATCGGAATCAATTGGAAGCTATCAAGAGGAAATTGACGCTCTTGAGGATTCGCTAAATGACGCATCTAACGGTGAAGAATATGCCGCAATTTTGGCACAAATGGATGCCCTTAACGAAAAGAGAGAGGCAGCTATTGTAAGACTGGCTGAATTAAAACAAAGCCAGGAAAATTACAACGATTCCATAAATGGTGAGGCGGAATCTCATGCACGGGCAGCCGAACGCAGGGAAGACCACAATAGAGAGCTTGCTGCTATGAGTGATTATGAAGCATACATTGCCGAATTAATTGCCAAAGAAACAGAAGAATTGGAGAAACAACAACGGATGCAACAAAGAGCGGCCGAACGCAGGGGAGAGCACAATAAAGAGCTTGCTGCTATGATTAATTATGAAGAATATTTGAAAAAAATAGCAGAGGACTCAGCGGCAGAAGAAAAGCGTCTGGAAATGTTGAAAAAAAGACAGGAACGGCAAGCTGAATTGAATCTTGAAATGTCGGCAATGATAGAATATGAGGAATATATATCCGGTTTACAGAGCCAGGTTGCGGAATCTTTTGACGACACAACTAAATCCATTAAAGCCCTGGTAATTGCCTGGGGCGATATGACAAAAGCTGTATTTGATGAATTTTCGCAATTTGAAAAAGATATTATAACGGCATCGAGCGCGATTGAACAGCTTTTATACTTTAATGTTGACCTGAGTACAACAGACGCCGACGAACAGATTGCGGCGTCCATTCAATCTATGCGGGAATACTTGACCACACTTAGCCCCGATTCGCAGGCCTATCAGGACGCAAAGGAAAGGCTCGACGAATTAAACGAGCTTTGGCAAAAATTGCAGGATACACAAAGCGGAGCGCTTGCAATTAAGAGTGAATTGAACGATGTTAAACTTGCTCTTGATGGTTTATATGAAAAGAGGGAGGTTATTGAACTCGAAGCGCAAATAAAGATCGAAGACTTACAAGGTCAAATTCGTGATCAGTTAAAAACGATCGATGATTTGGAACTTGAAAAAATCGCAATTGATGCACAGCTCGGTATCGATATTGACAAAACACGGGTAAAGATAGCGGAACAGCATGAAATTATTGATAATCTTTTTGCCGAAATAGGCATGGTTGATATTCAGTTAGGCGTCGACATTTCAAATATTGAGTCTCAAAAGGCTGAATTAGGAAGACAGCTTGAAGATATTCAGACGAATTATATTCAAAAAGACAGAAGCATCAAGATCGACATTGACAGCACGATGGACAATATTACGTTTTTAAAAAGTGTTATTGACGGCTTAGACGATGGTGTTTCGGATTTTGATTTTACTGAAATAACTAATTTCATCGAAACTGCGACCGGTGGGGCCGCCACCTTGCAACTTACTTGGGATTCAATGATGTCGTCTTTAATGGGCGAGCACTCCGAATTCGAAACACAATTAAAACAAGCAAACGATGCCGTTGAACAATTGTTGTTTTTTAATGTTGATTTGGACACAACAAATGTTGATGAACAGATCAATGCAATGATTCAGCAGATGAAAAACTATCTTGCTGACTTAAATCCGGACTCCGAAGCGTTTACAGAGGTTCAAACAGCACTGGATGATCTTGTTGCAAGTTTCACCGCAGCTGGTGGCGAAATAGACGAAAATGCTGCGATTGACTTGGTGGCCAATACAGGTGTAAACGAGCTTCAAACTCAATTAGATGCGTTGTTCTTGCAAATGCAAGAAAATGATATGCAATTTAAGATAGATACAAATGATGCGCTAACTAAAATAAATGATCTTGATAGAAAAATAGATGAATTAATAGAAAGCGCTAATATTGAAAAGGCAAGCATTAACGTTGAAATTTCCAAGGCAATTGAAACAATTGGTTTGCTAAAAAAGGATATTGATGGTTTTGTCGAAAGCGCCGAGTTGGAAAAGGCCAAGATAAATCTTGAAATATCCGAAGCCCAAACGAATATTGGATTATTGTTAACAGAATTAAAAAGTACCTACTCTTGGCTCGATGAAACAAAGTACGAATTAGATTTGGATATTTCCGAAGCGTTGAAAAAAATTGCCGACTTGGAAAACCAGTTAGATAATTTATTTAAAGATCCAAATATTTCAGGAGTCGATCCCATCAAGGGGGATGAAAACCAATCGCAAGCCTATCATTCCGGCGGCCTGTTAACCGCACACACTGGCAGGTCATTGCTTCCAAGAGAAAAAATGTTTGTTGGTTTGGAGGATGAATTTGTATTGCGTCCCGCTGCCACGCAAAAATTTAGCGAGCAACAACTAAACGCTTTTAATGCTTCTTTGGACCCGAATGTTTTAAACAGCCAGCCGCAAGCGGCAAATGTAAATGTTCACGTTCACAACGCAGGTCCAAATACATGGGTTGAGGTTGTAGAGAATGATATTTATTCGAATGTTAAAAAGCTAGAGCGGCACTTTGAGATTGGTTCTAATCCGTACAAGTAATAGGTTCAGAGTAGGATTTATAAATGATACTTTTATCTAACAAAATACCCCAAAAAACAACAAATACCTTGAATTTAAGTTTAGATAAATTTATCATTAAAGAGCCTAATAAAAAACGGAGAAAAAGATGAAAAACAAAAGTCTATTTGTGGTTAGCTTTTTGATCTTGGTAATTGCAATCAATGTGTTTTCTGCTACCGACATGAGGAGTGCCAAGCTCGGCGAAACGTGGGAGATTGATCGTTTTCAAATGGATATCGCAAAGGGTTTATATGCGATGCCGAATGTTGCTTGGGATGATGAATTTGCTAATTCTTTTACAAAAGTATTTGAATTAAAAAAAGGTGACCTTGTAAAGATCTGTCAAAAAGTTAAGAACAGGGCGGGTGGTTCTGATTTGTTTTTGGTTGAATTAAACGACGAAATATATGGATACATATATTTCGCAAAGATGACCGGCAACAAGAAAAAAGTCCCAAAGTTCGAACCAAAAGAGTTGACCGAAGCTGACGTTTACAGCACTTACAAAGCAGATTTTAAGGCCAATGTCTCGCCTGGGCAGTTTTGGTTGACATTTACAGACCTGGTAAAAATAAACAGGTTGCCTATTGTATCTGGTGATGATCTTGTGAATCTGAACAATTTTATTGACTACCTGCCGGTTGGATCGTTAGTGTTTGTGAGGGCGATTCAAGAAAACGATGATGGCAGCCTGTACGTGTATGCTGAAATATCCATTTCCAGTAGAGATGTAGTAGATTATACTGGTTGGTTTTTGGCAGATGAAATTAAAAATGCGGTGAAAAGCAATTTAGTTGAATAGAAATAAAATGAAACTTTTTTATAAAACATTAAAAAAACACTTGACTTTTATCGGTAAAAAAGTTACAATTCTATTGTCTACTTCAAAGGCGGAAAACCAAAACCGTTATTTTGGTTTTTTTATGTCCGTACTAAATTTTAACCCAGTCTTCAGGTTGCGTGAGCGCCTGAGCTTTCCTTTGAGAGTAGACAAGACTGGGTTTTTTTATTGTCTAACTCAAAGGAGATTCACCATGAAAACCTCACAAGCCGTAACCCCAGCACAATTCCTAAGCAAGAAAAACGAAAACCGACTGGACTATTGCAAGGCGATGTTGAAATTGAAGAAAAATCAATTAAAGCAGGCCATGCGAATCGGTGATCAGGAAGAAATCAACGAATGCAAGTCAGAGATCAATAACTGGCATTCCAGTATCGCCGATTTCAGAGAGGTCGATAATGACATTCAAGAAGCGAAAGGAATGTTTGTAGGCGCATTTATTTAATGCGTTAAACAGCCAGGGAAAGACCCTGGTTGTTTTTTGGTTGATTTTGATAAAATAATATATAATATATTAATTATATTATCAAAG